GCGTCGTTCACCGTGAAGGAGAAGCCCACACCTCCGAAGGAGTTGTAGGAGTTGATGTCCGTGACGTACACCGTGCGGTGCAGGCCGATCCATACCCGCCCGCCGTACGTGGCGATCGAGGTGCCGCCGATCACACCCGAGGAGACCAGATCCCACCCGGCCACCAGCACGCTGCCCCCGGTGGTTTTCAGATTCAGCGCCCCGAGCGGCGGTGTGCCGCCGGTGACATAGCCATTGCCCTGCGTGACCACGGAAATACTCAAGGCCTGGATCGCGATGGTGAAGGTCGCGCCGGTGCCCGAACCTCCCGTCACGACGGTGCCCGAAGGCCCCACAGCGCCGGCCGCGGGCGAGACGGGGGTGGGGTAGGAGCCTGGGGTACTGAGCACGATGCCGGTGACCGAGCCGCCGGCGCCGATCGAGGCGACCGTGATCTGAGCCGGGGTGACCGGCGAATTGTCCGTGAGCGACAGCACATCTCCGACCAGGTAGCCGGTGCCGGCGGCGAGCACCGTCGCGCGCTGGACCGAGAAGAAGGCCTGGAAGGTCGCTCCCGAGCCCGCGCCGGGTAGCGTCCAGGTGAGACTCGTGTTGCCCGGGAAGGTTGTGCTGTAGACCAGGTTCAACGCCGCAACGGTGTTGTTCCACGACGTGAGGGTGTTGGCGGTGGTGACGTTGTAGTCCCAGTACCCGTTGGGGTCGATGATCAGCAGCCCGAGGTTGCCGTATTGCGTGGCGTAGGTCAGGCCCAGCGCCGAGAGCTGCCCGGTGATGATCCGGGTCGCCACCCCCGTGCCGGTGTTGATCACATACGCATTGCCGGTCGCGGCGAAGGCGGCGAAGATGTAGCTGATCACCGAGAACGGGGCGATGGGATTGACCAGGTTGAAGGCGCAGGTGTACGTCGGCGGCGTGGTCTCGCCGCTCACCCCGGCGCCGATCGCGGACGGCCCACCCACCGTGACGAGATTCGCCGGCGCGAGGGGGAGCAGGTTCTCGAGCCAGAACAGATCGTCGTCGTTGATGCCCTCACGCGCCGGGTTGTTGACCATCCCGGGGAACTCGCGCGTCACGAATTCCGGGTTCTCCCCTCCGGTGTTGAGCGAGCGCTTGGGCGGCACGGATCAGCCCTCCGAGTAGACGTCAGGCACCCGCCCAGTGAAAGCCGCGTTCACTTCGGCCATGCGGCGCTTGTAGTCCTCGAGGAAGGACTCGGCCTCCCCCATGTTCTTCTTGTTGCGGCACGCCAGATACGCGGCGTAGAAGGGGATCGGGTCCTGGGACTTCGCGGCGATCGCGTCCACCGTAGTGGTGTCCCCCACCGCGAAGGGGGTGGGCAGGATGATGGTATCGAGCTCGATCGCGTAACTCTGATCGGGCGTGGGCCCGAGGAAGAATTGGTTATCCGCGTAGTCGGTCCAGGCGGCGGGCTGGCGCTGGTACGCCGCCGCGGTGAAGGGGCGGAACCACGCCGAGAAGGTGCGGAAGGGGCGCCACTGCGGGTAGTAGCGCTCGGTGCCCCACAGCACCGCGATACCCAGCACGTCGAAGGTCAGGACCGATACCACCCCGACAGAGATCTGCGCGCCGACACCGGAGATGTCGTTGACTGTGGCGGTGGGGGCAGAAGTGTAGCCGCTGCCAAAATTCGTGAACGTGATGGCGTTAACCGCACCACCCGCTACCGACAAGGTAGCGGCTACACCACTGCCCCCTCCCCCCGAGAAAGACACCGTGGGCGCGGTATACCCACTGCCGCCGGCCGAGACGACGGCGCCCGACACCTGCCCGTAGGTGTACTGCTCCACTCCGCCCGTGCAGTAGCTCGGCTGCAACGTGCGCAGGCAGCCCGTATCCATGACGAGCTGCTTGCGCGCGGTGTTGATGTAGCCGTCGATCTGCGCCTGGGACCAGCGAGCGAAGTACGGGTCGTGAAGCAGGTCCAGGACCTGGTATTCATACGTCCCGGGTGTCGTGTTGGGCCCAAGGGTGGTCACGTCTCACGCCTGCGCGGGCTCCTCGGCCATCAGCTCCGAGACGAGCGATCCGCGCGGGCGGACTTCGGCTTCCTCGAACACGAAGTTGGCGAGCTTGCGGACCCCTTCCGGGTCCTCCACGTAGTTCTTGACGGTCGGGTCGTACTTGTTCGCCCAGCCCAGGCGCAGCAGCGCCTCGGTCTTGTCGGGATTCTGGTACGCGAACATGTGCATCGCCGCGTCGAAGGGGATCATCACCTGGACGCCCGGCGGGAACGAGTACGTCTCCCCGTCGTAGCTGTCCTCGTGGGTGAACTCGTTCTTGTTGGTGACGAAGATCTGGTCGATAGCCATAGGTTAACTCCGGCTTGGAAAGGACAAGGGGTCAGGAAGGCGGCGGTGCGGGCGGCGGCTCGGGCGCAGGCTGCTTCGACGTGGCGGTTTCAAGGAGCGCTTTCGTGGCGTCCAGGTCGCTTTGCAGCTGCGCCACCTGCTTGGCGAGATCCTCGTTCTGCTTGAGCGCGGCCGCCTGAGCCGGGCTGGCCTGCTCGAGCTCCACCGCCTCGACGAACGCCGGCCACACGCCGGCCTGGAAGTGCACGGCGACGGCCGCGTCCTTGTCGAAGGTCTGGTTCACCCCTGCGAGAAGCGCCTGGGCAGCGGCGAGCAATGTCATGATCTGGAACTCCTACGCTTCGGACGCCGACCGGTTCGCAGGGACTGGCCGGTTGACGCCTGACAAATACGCGCAGCCGAGCCCTTCCCTCGGCTGCCCTTCAGCTGCTGGTAGCAGCGATCGACTTTCGTTCCTGTCGGCACACCTTCAGAACGACATCAGCCGCAGCATGTCGTTGACACCTCCCACCGTGACGGTGGTCGCGGCCGCGCCCGAGGAGCCCACGCCGATCGGCGTCACGGTCGGCACGGCCTGGATATTCACGCCCTGGAACTGCGTGCCGGCCGCGGTCAGCGTGATGGTGCCCGCACCCGAGCACACGACCGAAGGGAAGATCGGGATCGACAGCGACTTGTCGTAGTACGGGTTGGTGTACGCCGGCGTGCCGGACACGATACCGCCGTTGAACACCGCGCCGGTGTAGGACGAACCCGAGCCGCCGCCGGTGAAACCGGTGACGCTGAAGTTCATGATCGCGGTCGCGGTCGGTGCCGGGTTGCTGGTGCCACCGTAGGTGAACGTGGGCACCGCGGTGAGCGGCGTGCCATAGTAGGCCGGCCACATCATGGTGACCGCGCCCGAGCCTACCTGGCCGGCGTTGGCGGTCAGCCAGCCCAGGACCGCGCCGCCGCCGGTGATGTCGCCGGGCTGCGGGATCACGACGACGCCGGGCAGGCCCAGCAGGCCCGCGCCCTGCGCCGTCACGGTGACCGAGTTGATCGCGCCACCGGAGATCGTGCACACCGCGCACGGCAGCGCGTAGGGCTGCTGGCCCTGGTTCGGCGGCGGCGTGAACACGATGATCGGGGGCCGGGTGTAGCCCGAACCGGCCGAAGCGGTGACGCCGCCGGTGGAGGCACCAAAGGTGTTGTTCACACCCAGGTTGCCGTTGTACACCGTACCGGAGAAGGAGATGGTGGTGTTGACCGCGCCACCGACGATCGCATTCCACAGCGAGCCGCCCGCGGAAGCCGTGATCGTGAAGACCGAGTTGCCTGCGCTCACGATGCCGTTCTGGATCGTGATGGCCGAGCCGACTGCCACCGCCGGCTGCACGGCATCGCCGGGGCCCTGCGTGTAGCCGTAGAAGCCGTTGGCGCCGCCGGAGCCGCCGGCCGTGATCAGCGCGCCGACCGGGCAGCCGGTGGTGTTGGCCACGCGATAGTTGGTGCCGTCCGAGCTGACGGTGCACGGCGCCGAGTAGGGCGACACGCACACGTCCTGCCAATAATTCAGGCCCGGGTCGTACTGCTGCAGCACGCTGTACTGGCCCAGCTGCAGCGCGTACTGGCCGGTGAGCGGGTTGCCGCTGCCGATCTGCGGCCCGGAGATGGCGCCGAACTGCCCGATCAGGCCCTGGCCGGCGGGTAGGTAGAAATACTCACCCGCGGCGAGAGCGATGGGGAGCATGGGCGGCAGCTGCGCGCCACCGGAGATCTTGTTGAACGGCATGGCGTTGTCCTCAGATGGCCACGAAGGTGAAGCCGGTCACGACCGTACACACCTTGGGCTTCGCCAGCACCAGCTCCAGGAGCGACAGCACCGCCCCGATGTAGCCGATCTGGTTGTTGGAGAGCGTGGACTCAAAGCCCGTGAAGGCGAAAGCCGCCCGCTCGTGGATGTAGAAGGCCATGTACCCGGTGTTGAGCAGGTACAGCGTGCCCTCCGGCACGTACGGATCCATGTAGATCGGCACGCCGGAGACCATGCAGGCCCGGAACGCCGATCGCGCGCCCCACGGCTCGTCGTCGAAGCCCTTCTCGGGCGTGATGACGTACGACTCGTTGGGCAGGTAGTCGTTCTGCAGCGTCTGCCAGGTGGCCGGCCCCATGATGCCGAAGGTCGGCATCTCGCCGCCGTACTTGAAGGTGCCGGTGATGTACTGCGCAACCAGGGCGCGCGTGGGGGCGACGGAACCTGCGGCGTAGCGCTTGGCCTTCAGCCACGGGTTGGTGGTCCGCGACTGGTTGCCGTACAGGATCGAGTTGGTGCCATCGTCCACCGCCGCCGGCAGGCCGATCAGCTGCTGCGTGTTGGAGATGTTGCTGAGCAGCGCGGTGGCGACGCCATCGCAGTACACGTTGCCGGCGTCGTTCATGCGCGCCGCCAGCAGCGGAATGATCTCGTGCGCGTCCTGGATCAGCCCCTCGAAACCCAGATAGGGCACCGGGATGACGGCGCCCTTCAGGTTGAACTCCAGATTCGTGACCGCCGGCTGTACCGCGGGCTGGTTGAATGAGCCGTCGTAGCCGACCCACTGCATGTTGACGAACTGGGCGCCCTGGGCGGGGATCGTGACCGAGCTCACGCCGCCGGTGGCAGGCTGGGAGTTGGCGATCAGCGCCGCGGCGAGCGGCGAGGTGTTGTACAGCTGCACGACCAGCTTCTTGACGAAGCCGCGCCGCACGACGTACTGCAATTCTTGCCCGAGGCTGTTCTGACCGCCTGCGGGCATGATTCCTGTGCCAAGGACCGGCATGACTCAACTCCTGTTGTCGTTCCCTGGCGCGCCGCCGGTTAATCAACGCGCAGGTACGTGAAAATACCTAGTGGAAGGCCGCGCCTACTCCACGCATCCCGGCCACCTGGCCGGAGCGAATCTCGTTCCACGCCTTGAAACCCTCGTCGATCGCGATCTTGTTCAACCGCGCGGGGTTGCCGATGCCCGGGCCCCAGACGTCCTTCTCGGGCATCTGGTAGGTCGGGGGCTGGAAGCTCACGGACGAGGGGGTGGCGGACTGACGCGAGGCCAGGTGCACGCGCGCCGCGGCGTCGTACGAGGAGATCGGATTCTCCTTGTCCACCATCAGCTTCTCGACCTCGGTCACGTCGGCGTCGGTCAGCTGGTACTTGGCGCGCACCGCGGAGCGATCGCGCTCGATGCGCTCGCGAATGTCGCGCTCGAGCATCGCGTTGCGCATGTCCTCCACGGATTTGGTGAGCTTGCTGACCTCACCCAGTACGGCGTCCTTGGCGTCGATCTCGGGCAGCGAAAGGCCCGGGTTCTTCTTCTTGAGCAGTCGCAGCCAAGACTCGCGGGTCTCCGGATCGTTGGCGATGGCGCCCACGGTGTTGGCGACGGTCTGCAGCTGACGCGCCCGCTCGCGCAGCTCGTCGATGGTCAGGTCTTCCAGTGAGGCTTGTGCCACGGCCTAGCCCCTCCCGCCGTTGGGCTTGGAGATGGTGAGCGGATTTTTCTGCGCAACGCGCGCCGGCTTGTCCAGGCCACCGTGTTCCGCGAAGCGCGGCTGGTTGATGATCTGGCCGTTCTCCTTCTGCGGATCAGTCGGCTTGCGAAGTCCGGCAGGAGAGGGCTCGAGGTAGCGTTGCGGCATGGGTCGGCGTCCTTATGCGGCCTGCGGCGGAGGTTGCTTTTGCTGCATCTGCTTCTGGATCTGCTGCTGCACTGTAGTACCGCCGCCCATCTGTGGCAAGCGTCGGAACATCTGCAGCAGTTCGGCCGGCGCGAGATCGGAGCTGTCGCGCTTCGCGGCGAGCCCCCGGATCGCGTTCATGGCCTTGAGAATCGCGCCGCCCTCCTCGGATTCCGAGCCGAAGGCGGGCAGGGCCTCTTCGAGCATGTTCAAGGCGATGTGGATGTTGGTGGCGGCGGCGGCCTTCAGCCCCTTCTTCTCCTGGGGGCCGGACATCGGCGCGCCCATCGGACCCTGCGGCCCACCACCTGGCGCACCCGGCGCGCCGCCCATCCCCGGAGCAGGTGGCGGCGCGCCGGCCCCCGTAGCAGGCGGCCCGGCCGAGGGCATGCCACCGGCACCCCCTCCGGCCTTGGCCATCATCTGCTGGACGAGCTCGGGCGGGACGCTCAAATCCGTCTACCACGCCCGCGCTTGCGATCGCCGGTGTGCTTTTCCAGCGGCCAGATCTTCACGGCGTCACCGTGCGCCGCTGCTTGCGCCGGGCGTAGCGCCCGCCGCCTCCCCGCTTACCCGCGGGTAGTACCTCGCACATGGGTCACCTCCGTTGATGACGCCGTGCCACTCGACCCCCACCACCGCGCTGCGGTGGCCGTGCCGGTGTTGCCATGAGAATTCTCCTGCAGCCTGCCTCGAGGTAAGACGGGGCGTGGTTAACCGCCCCGAGGGCTTACTTGCGCTTGTGGCGCCGATGACGACGAGCCATGTGCGTACTCCTTGTAACCAGAAGGGCCACCTTTACCAGAGGGCAGCCAGACTCTCGAACTTCGATGCGGAGTTTACCCCCGACTCGACTTGGAACGCGAGGACTTCGCGCGGTGCATACGCACGCCGAAGCGTCCTTTCGGTCCGTGATTGAAATTGCGCTTGTACGCATGCCCGGGCTGGTGGCCACCACTCGCATGCCGTGCTCGGTCGATCATGCTCACTCCTTCTTGCCCTTGTGGGCCTTGCCCTGCCCCTGCGCGATCGCCTGCAGCTCCTGCTCGTGAGCCTTCAGCTCGGCCGCCTCGATCTTCTTCAGCCGCTCCTTCAGGTCCTGAAGGTTCGGCGGATCGAACATGTCCAGCAGCGTCTCGCGGTCGATGGCCTTCTGTTCGCGTAGCGTGATCGCATCGTGCTTGCGATCCTCGACGAAAATCGGACTCGAGGAGTGCCCATCGACCTTGACTTCGTAGTCCTTTGTAAACTGCTCGGCGGTAAAGGTCAATTCCCGCCCTTCGGTCACGATCTGGAAGCGCTGCTCGGAGTGATCCTGCTTCAGCCGCAGCATGCGCCCCGCGAGCGTCTCGGCGGACTCCTCCACCGCCACTGCGCGCTCCTTCGGCCGCGAGCTCCCCAGGCGCGCCATCATGTCGGCCTGGCCACGCGAACGCACACCCGGCTCACCCTTGCCCTGCAGCACGCTGCCCAGGCCCGCCTGGTCGTCGAACATGGCGTCCAGCTCCTTCAAGTCCGACCAGATCTGGGCGGGGATCTCGGTTTTGTGCTCGGTCACCTTGGCGTTGGGCATCGGGAAGTTCACCCGGCCGCCGCGGGTACGCAGCGCCAGGAGCTTCTCCTCCGCGATGCCCACACCACCGGTGATCGACATGGCCGGATCGAATTGCTTGCCCATCGCGGCGCGCAGGTCGAAGATCCGCTCCGTGCGCCAGTCCTGCAGCCATGTGAGCCCGGCCACGAACGAGTCACCCCAGAAGTAGTCGTAGAGCTCGAAGTCCGGACGGATCATCGTGATGGGCGAGAGCCCTTTCACATGACCCAGCCAGGAGTTGGGGCGGTCGTAGACCACGACATCCGGCGCGGCGCGCGTGCACACCTGGTAGTCGTCCTGGGCATCGTCCCACACGTACAGATCGCACATGTCGATCAGCTCGGCCTCGATCCGCGGCGCGTAATCGTACGTCGGTCCACGGCCGCCGATGCCACCGTCCACCATGTTGCCGTTGCCGGGGATCGCCACCGAGCCGGGCGCGCCACCCACCGGGGAGCCGATGATCAGACGGGACAAGCCGCTCGAGAGTGGCGGCAGTGTGTCGGTCATGCTGCGCCCCACACGATGCAGGATCGCGTCCCGGCGCGGGTTGTACTCGAGCATCGAGGCGAGCTGCGTCTTCGTGATCGTATAGTGGTGGGTGAAGGCCTCCTGGTCGTCGATGTTCATGAAGTCTTCGCGCAGCACACCGAGCTGGTGCGGCTCAACCAGGTAGCCGCGGATACCGTTGCCGCGCCACATCGTCTTCATGCCCATGACGCCGTACACGTGGGCCCAGCGCACACCCATGCCGAAGAGAATGTGCGCATTCGACGTGCGCCACAGCTCGCTCACCTCCTTGGCGAGCGGCACGGCCTTGAAGACGTCATCCGGCGGCGCTTCGGTCCCCAGGTGCAGGGAGAAGCGCATCGTGTCCGGGGAGTAGATGAAGGAATTGAGCGTGCTGACGGTCGCGCGGATCTTGTTGTACGGCGCGCCGCGCCCGTCCGCGGTGCCGAAGAGGTAGTAATTGCGCAGCGTCTGATAGAAGTTGAACCGATCCATGCGCGTGGCCGTGCACTGGCGCACGAGCTCGTCGTACAGCAGCGCGCGCTCGATCGTGTCCTTGGGGATGATCACGACGTGACGGTCTTCGCCGCCGCTTCCGAACGGGCCTCGCCCTTGGCCACCTTCAGCTCCCCGGGCTTGGCGATGCGCCGGGCGGTGATGCCGGCCTCGGTGGCCATGTCGGCCATGCCGTTGTTGCGGGTGAGGGTGAGCTCGTTGCCGGCGTGCGAGCGCATGTGAAAGGGCCGCTGCGCCGCCTGGGTGAGCTCCGCGAAGGAGCGCCCCAGGACCTTGCGTGACTCATCGCCCCACAGCACCCGCATGTCGCCCTGACTGTGCCCGCCGTGGGCGGCCTCCCCCGCGCGCGCCGTGCGGAAGTTACTGATCTTGTACATGTCGCTCGAACGCTTCAGCCCCTCGTGGTGCTGGCGCACCATGCGCGAGCCGATCGTGGGCGCGGTGCGAAACTCCCGGAAGACCGCCCGGGAGTCGCACCCGGGATGCGGACAGATCGCGTGGCTCGCCTCGAATTCACCGTGGTCGAAGCAGCGGAATTCCTTGATCACGGCCATCATCGCCCTCGCAGGCGCGGCGCGCCCCGTGTCATGTCGATCTTCATGTTGAGCACCCGGCTGGGATCGATCGCGGCCGCCTGCCGCGCCTGGGCAGCCACTTGCGCCAGTGCCGGATCGAGGCCTCGGCACTGCAGCACCCGCCAGGTGTCGCCAACGCGGGCTTTGACCAGATCACCGTTGTCCCACCCCGTGAAGAAAGCGGACAGCTTACGCTGCAGACTGCCGTCCATCCTACGACAAGGTGGCACCGCCCTGCACGTGTCGGTGCTGGGGCACCCGCCCAGGCACTTGTTAGGTGGGGTGTTCTTGCGCTGAATACGCAGCCACCCCGCGCGCATCCCCAGGTACGAGGCGATGTCCGCAATCGTGAGCAAGGCGTTGTGCACCGAATCCGGCGGCAGCCGCGGGTGCAGGTGACAGGAGCCCTCGTGCACCTCACGCAGCCGCCGGCGCAGCTCGCGCACCGACATGACG